GGTGGATGGAACTCCGGGCACTGCCCCCCTAACGTTAATTAGGTTTCCAGGCCGGAACGCTGTTAAGCAGCTACTTGTTCTTGCGTGAGTTAGGTCGAGGTATCGCACCTCGCCGTTCACTGTAAGAGTAGGTCATGATTCTCTCCCTCCCAAGGGATTGAACCTAGGCTTCTGAACTATCCTTATCAATAGGTACGGATAGAACAGCACCAGTCCTCTCGGACTGGATTTCTGGGACTTGAAGAAGATTCTCTGTGAAGAGAAGGATCAGGTAAGGAAGTGGCTTACGTACACCGTAACGTGTTTTCACAGCGGTTACAGGCCTTTTCTTGCTTGTTTCCCTTCAATCCTCAAGCTGAGTGTAATTCGGGCACCGGAGCCACCCAAGGTGGGACCTTAATACCCAAATACGGGTCAACCCCAACAGTTTCACAATACCTTAAGTACTGCTACCATAAGATCTACCGCGGTAAACCTTTACTGTGGTTAAGAGTTCTGGGCAGGTTTCGTCTGAGTACGCACAATTTATGGAACCAATCTAAGTCGAGTGAAGACTCGGGTAAAGTACTGTTTCCCCTTTACCAAGGGGCCGGATTCCGAATTGGAAATTCGTATTAACGGACGACCGGCTAACTTGTCCGGGCCTAACCCCTACTGTTTTACGGTAGGTTCTAAGGACCACAGGTTCGCTATATTCATTCCGGAATAGCTACTACCCGAAGCTCCCACATCTTATGAATCCTTCTACTCTACCCTTTTCCATAAGGAGTTAGTAGAGGGAACTAGTAGGATAGACAGATCTCCATATCTGAACTACCCCCTGAGAATTATAGGCCGGCACCCTTTCCAGAGTTTTACAAATCTGGATCGGATCTTCGACTCATTTCGTCGAGACGAGTCACGATGTACTCTGAGCAGCTTATTGATCGTTGTCTCCATACCTTCAAGGTCATGGACCGCACGATCAAGCAGCTTATAGAAGTCGTCAAGGGACAATCCTCCTTCAAGTGGATCTCCTTGTTTCCACCCCTCTAGGTCGGCAATGTACTCATCGAGATTAACTCGATTAAGGTCCTCAATTTGAGGTCTTAGTACCCAGTCAGTCAAGAACCCAAGCAGCTTGCTTGAGTGAAAGACTGCATTTGTCAGATACGGGGCCGCACGGAGATCATCCACATCTTTAAGATGCGGTAACCAGAAGGCATTACCTTCCTCATCCTGAACCAGTAAATCTGGTGCAGGAGGTGCACGTACGAAATCCGTAATCCGTGGGTTTCCAAGTCTCAAGAGGAGGGCGTCCCTGCGCTCGATTAGCCGTGCAATCGAACTACATAGCCGCTGCCTAACCGCATCCACTAACGTTTCAAACGTCTCTGTTGCCAAAGGCGGCGAAACTCCAAGTTCAACTTGAGTTAGCCATGCAGTGAAGTTTTCACCCCACCCGCATGTTGGTCGCGATAGCAAGATAGACAGTCCTTGAAGACGTGAGCGACGCCGCAACAAGACTGGAATTCCAGTCAAGGCTTTGCCACCGTAGCCGAGGACCCGTAAAGCATATCGTAGGGCTTCGTGAGAACCCCGCACATTGCAATGTGAGAGAAGACTCTCGAGAACGGTTACATCCTTTATGGATGCAGCCAGTTGATCAAGAGAAATCCCCGATATGTCTACGCTGGACCTGAAAGTTCGCTTAGCGAATTCGAAGGTTCCATTCCGCGAAATCAGCGATTTCGCGAGCCCAACATCCACACCGATTTCTCGTAGCAGATGAAGATACATCTTAGCCACATTATTGTGAGCAATAACCACGTCATCTCCTAAGAGTGCGTACAATTCGAACCACTGAAGCTTACCACATGTTTTATATGCGGCATACTGTACTAGGAAATGGTGAGTCAGCGCGAAAACAGCCCATGAGGTGTAAGCACCCATCGGTTGTCCTGCACCGTAACGAACGGTGTCAGGTGTACCGCGAGGAACACGCTGTTTATCCGATATCCATTTCGGAACAATGTATTCACGATCCACAAGTATAGATCTCCATTGCCGCGCAACGTCCGGCCCCAGTAAGAAGGCCAGAAGCGCCTGTTGCAAACTTATTGGGAAGCGATCAGTAGCTGCACTTAGGTCATAAGACCAAAAGTGTTTGAGCCCCTTTATGGCTAAGAGATTAGCCGGGGCTAACTGATCGTGGGTTCCATCTTGAGGAATTCGTTTAAGAATATCAAAGATAGCCTTATGGAGCGGCTTCAATAACATTTGCGTGAGACTATCCACCATTGCAAAGACACGGATTTTACCCGCAGGTTCAGGTAAGAAACCAAGTTTACCCAATCCTCGTCCGTAGGAGAATCCGGGAAGAGGTGTAGATCCTAAATATAGGAAGCTATCATTCTCTTCGTGTATGGTTTTCCCATACTCCTCCATCGATCTTAAATCTCTAAAGACTCCCTCGGCTTGGGCGATTATTGCCGTAAGGAAATTGGCCCCTTCGGGCCATAACTTAAGGGCTTTCGCCAATAAGCCAGGGTTCCTTAGCCAGACCAGGATATCAGTTAAGATAGAGCCTGAGTTGGTTCTGGATGATCCAGGGCCTTCATCAGGACCCTTAGCCGAGTTAGGACCGGATTTACTTATTAAGATTGGGCGTGGTTTTAGTTCCTTAAGAAGAGGCGAGTTTGCAAGATCTCGGCGCGCAGGGTCTTTAACCTGCCGTTCCGTAAGATACGGAAATATCATACCGGTCACCAACGAGATGTAGTCACCCATTGAGATCTTAGAGAGAACTCCTTGATCCAAGGATGCTTCAAACTGGTCAAATGACGATTCACCTCTTTTAAGAGGGCTTCGAGTACGAGCGCGAACGATATTAGCCGAACCCTTTCTTCCGATCATGTCGAAGAAGAGAGGCAAGAATCTTGCAAGCCACCAAATCCATTCCTTGACCCACACATGAGTGAGTTCAAATGGTTTAGTAATGGTATGGAGTTTAATCCTACCCTTTGCATCTAGAACTCTGTAAAGCCAGAAGAAACTAGACCAAAGTTTTACTACCCAAACTTCACCACTGATAATCGCCTTGCGATGATAATCAGGGATTACTCGAGGAAGCCCGTTCCGGGAACGTGAAATTGCACATCCTAGTAACCGTGGGTTATCCAACCGCTGCCCTCCGACAACTTGTTGGAGCAGTACATGGCACCCTTTCAGGTACGTCACTGCGCCACGGCTTCCCTGTCTTCGGATCAGGGAACGCACAAAGCGCCCATAATGGTAAACTGTTAGAACCCAATGCCTAGTTAGACCTCCCTCTCTCAAAGCAACCAGCCTCCTAAGGCAGGTCGCTAAGAGTGACGGTTGGTTTCCCAACCGCTGCCAGTCAAAGACCAGCTCATTATGTTGGACTTTACGTCTTTTCATTTTGAGATATTTAATGGTAATTGACACTCGGTTTCCAACCTAGTCGTCCTAAAAGGACCTAGATCGGGCCGCAGGCGCCCTTGTGAGGGCGTGAAGGTTGTTTGGTCATAACCAATAGGTTACACTATACCCCCGCACTCGAATTTCTCCAAGTGCTATTCCTCTCCCTTTGGGGGAGTGGACGCTTAAGTAACTACATTTCCTTTTGGAATTGCTGCTGGCTTAAGATTCACCATTTAAACGCTTTACTTCACGTACAGCGGAAAGGTACAATAGTTACCTAGGAGGCTCGAGTATTACTTTATAACAGACCATCTTTTGGTGTGGCTGTATACAGTTGAAAGAACCATGTTCTCTTCCAACCAGTCAATACTCAAAGTACCCCCCCATGCCGATGCTGGACTCTCTTAAGAAATTGAGAAGTTCGCTAAGGATACTATCCCTTAGCCCCTGCTATGACGGCACTGAGCATATAGTGCAAAGTTTGGATTACCAAATGCCTTTCACCTTCCTTGAAGGCCCTAACATAGTTTAGCGGTTAAGGCAGGTGGTTCTATCCCTTTCGGGACGGCTTTGTACTGTGTCAAAGCTTCTGAAGCGCTGTCTTGGTTATCTGTACTGAGACTTCGCCGAGGCTAGTTCTCAGTGAAAACTGGCTTTGCCAGCTCCCATCGTACCGCTTTTCACACGGATTCGGATGGCAACGCTCCCTCCTTTTCGGAGACACCATATCGAATAGCATCGGAGTTATAGGCATTTCTACCCTTTCCTCCTAATCTATAAAGAAAGTACCACCAGTATCCTAAATATATTACTTAGGACTGTTTGGGACAGGGTATGCCCCATGGTTTTAGTTCTGTTTAGAGCTTACCTCACGGCATCACTCTCTCCCCTAGAAACTTTCTTTCCACTTTCATTCAAGTAGGTGACACATAACACCCAGATGGGTGTTACACCTGGGAGCCCAAGAGAATTAAGTCAATCTTAACTGGCTCTCTGTAGTCCTAGCGTGAGGACTCAGCAGCGAAAACGGGAGTAACCCGCTTCTCGATCGACCTAAGCCCTTTGGCCTCGGGTTGATTCGAGACCTCCCCTCCTGGGG